TTATTAAATGGCACAACCTATGGTGGTGTAACTGGCTCTGGTCCAACCGGAGCGTGGAAAACCGACTGGTACTCCGCATATAATTATCTGAGTTATGGTGGAATTCTAAGAATTGCAGAGGATGAAACTGCATTTTATGATTCTAGCATTCCATTAGATACCATTTTCACCAGTTCTTTAACTCAAACACAGTTAACTAAAGTTGAACTAGTGCGAGATCAACGAGAAGATATTATCGCTATAATTGGAGTAACATACGCCGGATATACTGGTGGAAGCGTTCCATCTGGTGCCACTCTTTTTCCAAATCCAAGTGCAAGTGAAAGATCATTTGTAGTTGGTGGCGAAAAAGTTATGTTGGGTCTTTCTAATCAAACTGTTACAACTAACTTTGTAGATGTTCCTCTTGCATCTGATGTCGCTGGTTGTTTTGCAAGAACCGATAGGGTAAGTGAGCCTTGGTTCTCCCCCGCAGGCACAACCAGAGGAAGAATCCTAAATGTCGTTAGACTTAAGAAAAACCCAAACAACACAGAACAAGATAACCTATATGCGGTTGATGTAAACCCAGTAATAGGAATCCCCGGAGAAGGAACATTCCTATTTGGCGATAAAACCAAAGAATCTGATGATACATCTACTTTGACTAGAGTAAATGTTGTTCGATTGATTAATTATATCAAAAGAGTTCTTGGAAATACCGCAAGAGGAGTTCTATTTGAAGTAAACGATGAAACTACTCGTTCGCAGTTTAGAAATGCTGCAAGTGGATTCTTACAAAGAATTCTTGAGGGAAGAGGATTGGTTGAATATAAAGTAGTTTGTGACGAAACAAATAATCCAGGCACTGTAGTTGATGCAAATCAATTTGTTGCCGACATCTTTATTAAACCAACTAAGTCTATTAACTTTGTAAGAATTATTATTACCAATGTAAATACTGATGTGGAACTATAATAAATATAAACACATAGGAGAATTCTAATGTCAAGCATTCACTCAATTTCCACATTCATTAATCAATTTCAAGGTGGTACTAGACCTAATCGTTTTAGAATTAGCGGCAATGCCCCAGATATAGGTGATTTGTTTGGTCCAGAAGGAATATATTGTATGGCATCTGCTCTTCCGGAAAGTAATGTCGGAATAATTCCTATTCCATTTAGAGGAAGAATTTATAAATTTCCAGGCGACCGTTCATATAATGAATGGACAGTAACACTTTTAGACGATAACGGAATTGGTTTATGGCAAGCATGGCATCTTTGGTCTGAAAAATTTAATAGCCATGTTGACAACTTAGCAGATGATAGAGTACATCAACCAAATTTCTGCACCATAACAGTGGAACACCTTGATCATCAAACCGATACTGCAATAAAAACCATACAATTACAAAATGCATGGCCAGTACAGGTTGGTCCTGTTCAATTGGATATGGGAGCAGCAAATCAATTAACACAATTCCAAGTTCAAATTGCTTATAGTCATTATACTGGTATTGATCTGGCTCAAAGCGCAATATAACGCAGTAAAAATGGTTGGGTAAAATAGAAAGAATAAATACATTATGGCACTAACTGATATATTTGGTTTTAGTTTTGGAAAGAAGAAAGAACAGGAACCCAATCTAGAATCTACTCAGATTCCAGTAACTCCTGAACCATACGACGGAACATATACATTTGAAACCGGAGGAGTCTTTGGCACATCCATTGACTTCTCCGGTTCTATTAGGGATGAAAACCAACTAATAAATCAGTATAGAGGAATGGCTCTACATCCAGAAGTTGATGCGGCAATTGAAGACATTGTAAATGAATCTATAGTTCCCGGAGAAGACAGAAAACCAATAAAACTTAATTTGGATTATGTTAATCTTCCGGACTCAATTAAAACAAAAATTTACTTTGAATACAACAACATACTAAAACTATTAGATTTTACGAATAAGTGCCATGAAATATTCCGTCGTTGGTATGTTGACAGCAAAATTTATTACTATAAAGAAATAGATAAACAAAATCCCCAAAAAGGTTTAATTTCTTTAATACCAATAGATCCAGTAAAGATCAAAAAGGTAAGAAAAGTAGAAAAAGATAAAGCAAGAGTGTCTAATGGACAAATCATTCCTTTCGTCAAAAAGATAGAGGAATATTATGTCTATGCTGATACAGACAAAGAGGCTTTATATCCAACAACACCAGCAGGATATAAGTTCACTTTAGATTCTGTTTCCTATTCCCATTCCGGCAACATCGATGCAGTAACAAAAAGAGTGGTTGGCTATCTTCAAAAAGCAATTCGTCCTCTGAACATGTTACGACAAATTGAAGATGCCGTTGTCATTTATAGAATATCCAGAGCACCAGAACGAAGAATATTCTATGTCGATGTTGGTAATTTACCAAAACAAAAGGCTGAACAATATCTCCGAGAAATAATGAATCGCTATCGTAACAAAATAACATACGATTCAGCAACTGGTCAAATTCGGGATGACAGAAATCACATGCATATGTTAGAAGATTTCTGGATGCCAAGAAGAGAGGGTGGTAGAGGAACTGAAATAACCACCCTAGATGGTGGGCAAAACCTTGGAGAAATGGAAGATGTTCTATATCTCCAGAAGAAATTATACAGAGCATTAAATGTTCCAATTTCCAGACTAGAATCTGAAACCGGATTCAATATGGGTCGTTCTGCTGAAATTACAAGAGATGAAATCAAATTCTATAAATTCATTGAACGACTAAGACTTCGATTTTCTAGCCTATTAACTGATCTTCTAAAGTCACAATTGATTCTTAAAGGAATCATGACAGAAGATGAGTGGAATAAAATTCAACAAGATATTGCGTATAAGTTCAATAAAGATTCTTACTTTAATGAATTAAAAGAGAATGATATTCTTCGTGACCGCATGGATATGCTAAATACTTTGTCGGCTTTTGTTGGAAGATACTATTCTGATGAGTTCATTCGAAAGAATATCTTAAAGCAAACCGACGAAGAAATTATTGAAATTAATGGTCAAATTGCTAAAGAACAACAAGAAGCATTGATTAAGAGCGTAGAACAACAACAACAAATGTTAGCACTTGGGTTAGAACCACAACCAGAAGAAGGCGAACAGCAACAATGACACTAAGACGGGAGTTTCAGGCACTACTAGCAGAAGATAAAGATTCTTTCAAAAAAGAATTAAATTCTCTAATTGCAACTAAACTCACTGAAACTGTCGCCAAAAAATATATGGAACAGTGCTCAAAGTTGTTTGAAAGTATAAAAGTAAAACCAAAAAACACACAAAAAAACGATATTCAACTTGAAAGCACTCAGATTGAATATATGCCAATTCAAGAAGTTAATAATGCGATAAACACCAATAGAACAAATTGGATTACCGCGAAAGATGGTTCCCAACTGGAATTGACCCCCACTATGGCTAAGTATTTGGCAGAACTTTACAAAACTCTAAATACTTCACATAAGGACAAATTAATAAACCTAATTCTTGAATCTGATCATAGTTTCAAGAAAGCAGTAAAAACTGCGGAAAAATTATACCGGAGATAAAAATGGACACCAACGATCTAATCAAAAATGTAATTCAAGAAAATGTTGTAGAAACCAAAAAACTTGCACACGAACTATTAATGCAAAAGTTGTCTGAACGACTTCAGCAAAAGTTCGATGAATATGCGCCAAACACATTCCTTGACGAAGAATCCGTTGAAGAATCAGATGAAGACTCAAGCGAAGAGTTAGATGAAAATCTTTATAGAAATGAATTGACTTCTTTACTTGAGAAGAAGAAGCACAAAAAAGAGGAAGAGAAAGAAGAAGAGGAAGAAGAAGAGGAAGAAGAAGAGGAAGAAATGGGCGAAGACGGTCTTGTCTATGAATACGGAGAAGACGAAGAAGACGAAGAAGAGGAAGAAATGGGCGAAGACGGTCTTGTCTATGAAGACGAAGGCTGTGAAAATTGTGGTGAAAACGAAGCAGAAGAAATGAATAAAAAGGCATTTGGTATGTCTGGTATTAGTGAAGAATTAAAGGGAAAGCAGCACAAACTTGATGTTGCAGAACCAAAAGGAAAACTAACTGCTGCTGATTTTAAAAAGTTAAGAAATAAGAAAAAATAAAATGAAACTTATTACAGAAACCATTGAAGAAATTAATTATCTCGTAGAAGGAACTGACGATAAAAAGTCTCTCTTTATTGAGGGAGTCTTCATGGTTTCTGATGAGGTAAACCGTAATGGAAGAGTATATCCATACGAAACACTGAATAAAGAAGTGGGAAGATATATCACCGAGTTTGTGCATTGCAATCGTGCATTTGGTGAACTAGGACACCCAACAGGTCCAACAATCAATTTGGATCGCGTTAGTCACCGAATAGTCATGTTAGAATTCCGTAAAAATAAGGTTTACGGAAAGGCAAAAATAATGGAAAGCACTCCAATGGGTAAAATTGCAGGAGAACTCATTCGTGAGGGAGCCAAATTGGGAGTTAGTTCCAGAGCAATGGGATCACTTGTTGAGCAAAATGGAAAAAAGATTGTTCAAGGTGATTTAATGCTTTCTGCGGTGGATATAGTAGCAGACCCATCTGCTCCCGGTGCATTCGTTAACGGAATCATGGAAGGAAAAGAATGGGTTTGGAACAATGGATCTTGGTTAGAAAAAGATTTAGTAGAAGCAAAGAAACAATTGTCCAAAGGTTCTACAAAGAAAATAGAAAAAAAGGCATTAACTTTGTTTGAACAATTCTTGAGAAAATTATAATGCTTTCTTTTAAATCATACCTACAACTCATAAACGAGCAACAGGATGATATGTCTGGATGGACAACCCACACGGGACCGGACGGCAGAACTATAAAATTGCCTCCTAAAACAAGAGTCTTGGGCGGAGGTAAATTTCAAAATAGCGGTGTGATTCAAAGTTTTGATCAGATATACCAAGCACAAAATAAACAATCTTCTTCAACTCCTTCACCACAACCAACTATTACTAGGGATGGTCCTGAAGAGCCAGATCTAAGTACCGTAGACACAAGTGACCGCGATTTTCAAACACCGGCAGCAGAAAGACAGGAAAGAGCAAAACAAAAACTAGCCGCATTACGCGCTGGTAGAGGAGAACGCTTAGTTAAAAAAATACCCGGTGTTATAGGTGCGGCGAGAGGAATCTACTACAGAGGAAATAACCGAGAAGCGGCAATTGTGCCAGTGGTTAAAGGCATTCAAAGTATAGGAAGATATAGTTCTAATGTGACTGGTGGAAGAACAGTTGCAGATTTGTCTGCAACTAGTGCAAGATCTGTTGGATCAATGGTTAACAGATTAAATCCATGGTCATCAAGACTACAAAGCGGACAACCAAAAGTATCTAAATTTACTCCGACAAATCAATCTACATTAATACCATCCACAGAGCAGCAACTGCCTAAACAACAGGTTCCACCTATGACACGATCTGCTGCAATAGCAGGTGAACCCCCTACGCCATTAAGTCCAAATACCATAGCAAGAGTAAAGGCTGCCGCAAGGAATGTTGGAGTAAGTGATGTTACAATATGGCAATAATGTGACCAACACTTAAGCCTTAAAAATCAATTTTTACTAAATAACAATAGTTCTATACAGAGGACAGAAAACATATGCAAAAACAATCATCTATGCCAACACATGCTGCCAACGGTGCTGCTCCACAAACAGCCGACGGCAAAACAGTACAATGGGACCCATTCCAAAATTGGAATGCTGAAGGTTCATCCGCTAAAAACATGGGAACTCTCCGACCTGGTAGTGTACCTCCCGGTCCACAAGGAGAGGGTTCTGCTCCAGCCAAGAAGAGCGAAGAAGAGTCGGGCGAAGAGGAAGAAAAAGTTTCTATGGAGGAACACCTTGAAGCACTCTTTAATGGCGAAACTCTAACTGAAGAGTTCATGAACAAAGCCAAAACAATCTTTGAAGCAGCAGTCACCGAACGAGTAAACGAACTCAAAGAACAAGTTCTTTCTGAAGCCGCAGAAGTTGTCCAAGAAGAAGTAGAATCTGCTGTTTCTCAACTAGCAGAAAGACTCGATGACTACCTCGGTTATGTTGTAGAAGAGTGGATGGAAGAGAACAAGTTAGCAGTAGAGAACGGCATCAGAACCGAAATCGCTGAGAACTTCATGTCTGGTCTAAAGGAACTCTTTGAATCACACTACATTCAAGTTCCAGAAGAGAAGTATGATGTAATCGATGGTCTTTTCTCGGAAAACGAAGAACTAGAAGCAAATCTTAACGAACAACTCAATAAGAACTTTGAACTAGAAAAAGAACTTCTTGCACTACAAGCAGGACAAGTTTTCTCTCACATTGCAGATGGTTTGAGTGATGTAGAAGTAGAAAAGTTTGCATCTCTTGCTGAGGGCGTCGAATTTGAAACCCTAGAGCAGTATGCAGAAAAACTAAATGTTCTTAAAGAAAACTATTTCGTTAACGCACCATCTGTAAACAATCTCGTAGAAGAAACAACTAACAAGCAATTTACTCAAGATAGCAACTCATCTATGGGCGTTTATGTAAACGCATTAGGTCGCATTGCTAAATCAAACAAACTCTAATTTCTAAACACATTTAAGGAGAATATAGAAATGGATTTTTCAACTAACTCATCTTACGATGTGCTAACCGAGAAGTGGGAACCACTACTCTCTCACGAAGCACTTCCATCAATCGGAGACAGCTACCGCAAGAAGGTAACTGCTGTCCTCTTAGAGAACCAAGAAAAGGCTCTCCGAGAGCAATATCTCGTAGAAACTCCAGCCAACAGCATGGGTGGTGGTTTTAGCGTCACACAAGCAGCAGGATCCGCCGGAAACCTCGCTGGTTATGACCCAATCCTAATCAGCCTCGTTCGTCGTTCTATGCCAAACCTCATTGCTTATGATATCGCCGGCGTTCAACCAATGACCGCTCCAACTGGCCTTATCTTTGCAATGCGTAGCCGTTACGATCAACAAGCCCCATCTCTTGGTGGTGTCTCCAATTCCGGAGATAAGCGTTACGGCGAAGCACTCTTCCAAGAGGCTTTTGCTAAGTTCGGTGGTAGCGGCAACACCTCCAACGGTGCTGCATTCTCACCAACTGGTGGTATTAATCCAGTCGGTGCAAGCGCAGGCGTCCAAGACGCAAGCACAAGCGCAAACTTCGGCATCCGCGACAGTGCATTCAATATGAATGCATTCCGTGGTTTCCTCACCGGAACCGCCGAATCCCTCGGCGAAGCCGGCGGAACCCAATTCCGTGAGATGGCATTCAGCATTGAGCGTATTGCTGTAGAAGCAAAGACTCGCGCTCTAAAGGCTGAGTACACCACAGAACTCGCACAAGACCTCAAGGCTGTTCACGGGCTTGATGCAGAAAGCGAACTCGCCAACATTCTCAGCACTGAGATTCTAAACGAGATCAACCGCGAACTCATCACCACCATCTACCGCGTTGCCAAGACTGGTGCAACTCAAAGCGATCTCACTAACTACCTCACCGGCGGTGTCTATGACTTAAACACCGACTCTGATGGTCGTTGGTCTGCTGAAAGATTCCGTGGACTCATGTTCCAAATCGAACGTGAGTGCAATGTAATTGCTAAGGAGACTCGTCGTGGTAAGGGTAACTTCCTCGTCTGCTCAAGCGATGTTGCAAGCGCCCTCACTATGGGTGGCTTCCTCAACCTCGCACCAGCAATGACTGCAAACCTCGATGTTGATGACACCGGCAACACTTTCGTTGGTGTTCTCAACAACAAGATGAAGGTTTATATCGACCCAT